GAAGAAACTATAAGAAAAAACAAACTATTTTAATAGTTTTCTTTAGTTTTCTAAAAAATTTACATATATATTATCAAATATCTTATTTTTTATTATAAGATTACAAGACATAGTTGATTAATGAATACCCTTGTTTATAAGGAGTGACCGAACAATCAACATAATTACATTGGAGTTCCCTACAAGAATAACTTCACAACAAAATTTAAGGAGAAAACAAGATGGCAAATTCAAAATTATTGAAAGAAGCAATCGCCGATGCTAAAGCCGTAAAGGAAACAGCATTAGCAAACGCAAAGTTGGCTTTGGAAGAAGCATTTACTCCAAGACTTCAATCTATTTTAGCTGCAAAAATGCAAGCTGAAGCAGAAGATATGGAAGATAAGGAAGATGCAGAAGCAACAAACGAAGAATTAAGTTCAGATGGTATCGGGTCTAAAGTAGACGCTGGATACGCTGAAACTCCAGGTGCAAACCCAACTCTAACTGCACAAACCGATTTATCAGTAGGTGTAAAGAAAAGTAGTGGCAAACCTGAACAAGCTGGTACTGACTATAAGAAAGTAGCAGACATTTCTGAAGAAGAAAATCCGTATGGTGATGACAAGATGGCTGGAGATGACAAAGATGCAGAAATTGCAGAATTGAAAGCTAGATTAGCAGAATTAGAAGGTGAAGATTCTGAAGAAGAAAATCCATTTGCAAAAGCAGAAGGTGAAGATGAAATGGGCATGGATGACATGGGCATGGATTCTGAAATGGGTGACGATACAATGGACATGGACTCTGACGATGAAGAATCAGAAGATGATATGGACTTAGAAGCTATTATCAGAGAGTTAGAACAACAATTAGAAGGTGATGGTTCTGAAGAAGACGAAGAACGCATGTATGAAGCTGAAGAAACTGAAAAAGTTGAAGAAGCTAAAGACGAAACCGAAGAAAAAACTACAACTAACGAAATGGAAAAAGCAAAAGAAGAAACTGATGAAGTTATCGACTTAGAAGAAATTTTAAGAGAAATGGAAGCTGACTTAACAAACGAAGCTGAAGAACCTAAAGATGACGAAAAAGAAAAAGAATTGAAAGAAGCTTATTCTACCATCAAATCTCTTCAAAAAACTATTAACGAAGTTAACTTATTAAACGCTAAGTTATTATTCGCTAACAAATTATTCAGAGCACACAACATGACTAACGAACAAAAAGTTAAAGTGATTGAAACTTTGGATAGAACAAACTCAGTAAGAGAAGTTAAATTGGTTTACTCTACATTAGCAGAGAATTTCAAATATACTTCAATTTCTAAAACAGCTAAAAAATCAATCACAGAAGGAATTGCAAGTAAAGTAACTAAATCTACTAAGCCTGCACAAGCTAAGCAAGTAATTGCTGAGAATACAGATTTCTCTGACAGATTTAAAAAATTAGCAGGTATTATTAAATAAACAAAACAAATAAATTCATTCAAAATGGACTTAAAACAAATTATGACTGGCACAAACCCTCAAAGCGTAATGCTTGAGCAAACAAGAGGTTTGAAAGCTAAGTGGGAAAAAACAGGCTTGTTAGAAAATGCAGGTACTGAAACAAATAAGCATGGTATGGCAGTAATGTTAGAAAACCAAGCAAAACAATTATTAGATGAGGCAACTCGTACTGGTACTTCAGCAGGTTCTGAAGAGTGGGCAGGTGTGGCATTACCATTGGTAAGAAGAGTTTTCGGAAGCATTGCTTCTAAAGAATTCGTTTCTGTACAACCAATGAATTTACCTTCAGGTCTTATCTTCTACATGGACTTTAAATATGGTTCAAACCCAGCTGGTAACCCAGACTTTACTGGTTCTTCATTATTTGGTAATAGTGGAACTTTTGGTAAAGATTCTTTATCTCCAGCAGGAAACAAATTAGGTTCAACTCAAGCAGCTGAAGGTGGTTTGTATGGTGCAGGACGTTTTGGTTACACAATCAACAACGCAACTTCTGCATCAGTAGTATTATCAGTAGCTTCTGCATCTTTAGGTGATATCGATTATGATTTAACTTCAGGTTCAGTTTCTGCATCTTATGCAGCAAACACTTTGAAGAAAGTTGTAGTAGCATTACCAGGTGATGCTGATTTCAATGGTATTAGAGCTTTTGAATTAACTATGTTAACTGGTTCAGCTGTAAACGTTTTCCCTCAATACACTACTAAGAATGGTAACAATGTTGAATTCGTTGTATCAGGTACAGGTTTTGGTACAGGTGCAGTTGGTGCTTCTTTAGCTTACCACGTACAACCAACATCTATCTCAAGAGGTGACTTCGAAGATAGAGGTCGCGACTTAGCAATCCCAGAAATCGAATTAGAATTGAAATCTGAGCCGATTGTTGCTAAGACAAGAAAATTAAAAGCAATTTGGACTCCAGAATTAGCTCAAGACTTAAACGCTTACCATAGTGTAGACGCTGAAGCTGAGTTAACTCAAATGTTGTCTGAGTACATCTCTTTAGAAATCGACTTAGAAATCTTAGAAATGTTACAACAAAATGCTTTCACAACCGAATTCTGGTCTTCTAAAGTAGGATATGATTGGAATGGTGCTGGTTTCTCTATTGATTCTTCAGCAGCAGCTGCATCAGCTTACACTAAGAGTACTTGGTACCAAACTTTGGGTATTAAATTACAAAAAGTTTCTAACAAGATTCATCAGTTAACTATGAGAGGTGGTGCAAACTTTATCGTTGTATCTCCAAATGTAGCTACAATATTAGAATCAATGAATGGTTTCTCTGCAAATCCTGGTAAAGATGCTTTACAATTTGCTGCAGGTGTAACTAACATCGGTTCTATCTCTAACAGATATGACGTTTACAAAAACCCATACATGACTGAGAACGTATTATTAATGGGCTTCAAAGGTTCTAACTTCTTCGAAACAGGAGCAGTTTACGCACCATATGTACCATTGATTATGACTCCATTAGTTTATGACCCAACTAACTTCACTCCAAGAAGAGGTGTTATGACTAGATACGCTAAGAAAATCGTAAGACCTGAGTTCTACGGTAAGATTATCGTTGATGGTTTAGACCAACTTTAATCTTTGAGTAGATTTTAGTAGTTAAAACTAAAAAAATAAAAAAAAGGGAGAGTAGAAATACTTTCCCTTTTTTGTTTTATATTTATATAAGAACAATTAAAAATAAATTAAAAATGGCATATCCAGAAAAACGTTACCATGTTCAAAGAACATCAGAAGATTTACCACAATATACAGTAGAAACCACAGACCAAATATTGGCTAGACAAGAAGATGGTATGGTTGGTTATATATCAGTAGATGATTTAAAAACAACATTAGATGGTGCAGGCTTAGCAACTGATACGGATATTTCTGCATCAAACGCTGCTAGAGTATCATTGAGTGGTAGTGTTAGCAGTAGTATTACCTCATTGAGTGGTAGTATTGCAACCAAAATGGCAAATACTTCATTTGGATATATTACTGGTAGTTTTGCAAATGATGGGGCTGCAGCATCAGCTGGTGTTGCAATTGGTGGATTGTATCATACTACCGGTACAGTTAAAGTTAGATTAACATAGTTTTCAATTTTATTAAAAATATTAAAAAGGGGAGAGTAGAAATACTTTCCCCTTTTTTTATTTATATAATTCATATTTATAGTAGTAAAACTATAAATTTTAAAGTAATGTCTATAAACATTAAATGGACTGGCAGCGTTTCCGTTACTGCAAGTGGTTCCACACCGTTTGGAATATATGATAATGATAATCAATTTATAACCGACGCACCTAAGACGGCGGAGTGGTGTGCTAAAAGATTGGGATATCCTGTAATTGATGTTGAATTAATTGATGAGCAATTTTATGCATGTTTTGAAGAAGCAACTTCCGAATATTCTGCACAAGTTAATCAATTTAATATTAGAAATAATTTATTTTTGTTGAGAGGACAAGATAATTCAACTTCCTTTACACAAAAATTAATAGATGGAGCCGGTATAGCAACTGTGTACAGAATTGCACAATCATATGGTTCAATGGTACAGGTGGGTGGTGATGTTACTATTAAAAAAGCATACATAAATTTGGAACCAACTGTTCAAAAATATAATTTGAATACTAAAATGTATAGTGCAGAAGAAGCTACATTTGGCCAACTATTAAATTCTGGAAGTAAAAGAGATATTACAAGAGTATTTTATGAAGCAACACCTGCAATTGCTCGTTTCTTTGACCCATATTCAGTAGGTGCACAAGGTACATTGAATTTAATGAGTGAGTTGGGATTTGGTGCATATTCCCCAGCTGCACAGTTCTTAATGATGCCAATATATGAAGATGTATTAAGAATGCAACAAATTGAATTTAATGACCATATTAGAAAATCTGCACATACTTTTAATATTGTAAATAACAATATAGAAGTATTTCCAGTTCCTTTTACAGGTGGGTTAACTAAGATGTATATTGAATATTTTGAAAGAACTGAATTTGAAAATAACTCATCTATAATAAAATCGGATGTAGTTGCAGATTATTCTAATATCAAATATGATTTTATACAATATGGTGATATCAATGAAGTTGGTAAACAATGGATTAGAAAATATACATTATCATTGGCAAAAGAATTATTAGGTGCAATTAGAGAAAAATATAATGAGATACCTATTCCAGATGCATCTATTTCTTTGGATGGTGCTGCACTTAGAGCAGAAGCGCAAATTGAAAAGGATACATTAATAGAACAATTAAGACAAAACTTAGAAGAATTAAGTAGAAAAAATCAATTTGAAATACAAAAAAATACTGCGGATTATCATCAAGATATGTTAAGAAAAGTACCTTTAAAAATATATGTAGGATAATATGCCAAAGTTTATATCAGATAGAGATGTTAATTTTTTTAAAAGTATTGCCAGAGAAGTCGTAGACGATGTGGTGCAAGATACTATTGTTTTATATAAAGTTAATTTAGTAGATACTAAAGTAAACTTATATGGAGAAGCTTTAAATAAAACATGGCATCCTGGAGTTCAATTAAACGCATTAATTGACAAAGAAGGAACTAATCAAAATTATGAAGGATTTGGTTCTAATACTATACAAAATATCCAATTTAAATTAGATAGATGGATGTTAGAAGAAAAGGGAATATATCCAGAAATAGGTGATGTTATATTCTTTGATACATCTTATTTTGAAATTAATAATACAAACGAAGTACAATATACAGGTGGATTACCTCAATATAATTTTAGTGTAGTTTGTCAAACATTTATGGTTTCTAAATCACAACTTAACATAGAAGAAAGAGTTAAATAAAAATTATGTCTACAAATCCATTAAGAGAAAATTTAAATAGAGCAAATCAAATAAAATCGGACAAAGGTGATTTAAAACAAAGTATAAATCTCTTTGATATAGATTATGCTATGATGTCTTATTTGGAAAATACAGCTTTACCAACATTAGACGATAATGGTAAAGCTTTAAAAATACCAATTATATATGGTAATTCGGAAAGATGGAAAGGTGCAAGAAGAGATGGTGTTTACAGAGATGCAAAAGGTAAATTACAATTACCACTTATGATGATTAGAAGAACATCGATTTCAAAAGATGAAACCATGCCTTTCATAAAAAGAGGTGTTTCATATCAAACTATTTCAAAATATTCTAAAGACAATAGATATGATAAATTTAGTATTTTAAACGGCCAACAAAAACCAAAAAAAGAATTATATAAAATTTTAATGCCAGAATTTATAGATGTAAATTATGAATGTATGGTATGGACTGGATATATAGAACAATTAAATGAAGTAATTGAGGCATTAAATTTTACTGGACAATATTGGGGAGATAAAGAGAAATTTAAATTTAGAACAACGGTTGCCGATTATAATATTGTAAATGAAGTAGGAGATGGTACCGAAAGAATTAATAGAGTAGAATTTACTTTAGCAGTAAAGGCTTATTTACTTCCTGAAACATTTGATGGTGAAAGTCCAATTAAAAAATCATTTTCTACTAAACGTGTCGTAATGTCTACCGAAGTGGATGTAACCGGAAATGGTAGATTAGAAGGATTACTTACAACACCATCGGCATATTACGATAACAAAGATTTAATTGATTTCTTATCTTTAAATAATAGTAAAATCGTAGATGGCGGAATTAATACAGCAACATTCTCAGGAGTAAAATTAATACAAGCACCTGCACAATTATCCGGAGTAATTACTTCTGGATTAACTTATGAGGGAAATTCTTACGATATTAAATTATATATAAATGGTGTTAGGTATTATCAAACGACACATTTTACAGTAACATCATATACAAACAATACATTAACATTATCATTGTCTCCTGGATTTTCAGTAAATAGTGGTGATGAAATTACTATTACAGGTAAATTTATTGATATTGTATAATGAAAAGAAGTTTATTAGATAT